GCACAAGGCAAAATGAACGAAAAATCTCGCCAATTTGCTTCTTATCAAATGAAGCAACAACGCGATTGGGCTCTCTCTGACTGGGATAAAGTAAACGCTTATAATCATCCCACTCAACAAATGCAACGCTATAAGGAAGCTGGATTAAACCCTCAACTAATATATGGAAGCGCTAATAATTCACCCTCTGCTATGGTGCGTACTACTAATCAAGAACCCTTTAAACCCGAAGCTCGCGGTATTATCGAAGGTATCGGACAAGTCGGACAAGGCGCTATAACCACCATGAATAACTATTTCGCTCAAAAATCTCTCGAAAACGAAACCGCACGCACACAAGCGCAAGTATTATCATTAAAGGCTCAAACAGACCGCACCAATTTACAAAACAAGTTGACCAACGAAACTTGGGATGAGTTAATTCTCGGCCCGCTATTTCAAAACCTTGGCAAAGCTGCAAACATCGAATATACCGACGCAAAGCGAAATATCCTACCTGAACGGGCAATGGCTTGGGAGAAATACCTCGCAGAAACAGCTCGTACTGACGCTACAGCAAAACACGCTCAACAACTCTACAATCTTGCAAAGCAAGAAGGACAACTCAAGCAGGCGGATATCGACATGCTCGAACGCCTCTCAGCAGCTCCAACTGGACTTAAATATGTAATCGATTTTCTTAAAATCATTCTTCAATCTAAAATGAAATAACATGAGCAAACATTCACGTCGCGCCCGCCGCTCTAGGAGCCGCCGCCGCTCAAAAGGAAAAGTATCTAAAACTTATCGTGTATCAAGAGGAGGTATTAGACTATGAGAAATGCACTCTTTACACAAGTAGCGATGAAATCGCCTACTCAATCAACCTTTGACCTTACTCATGACGTAAAAATGTCAGGTAAAATGGGGCAACTTATGCCCTGTATGTGTCTTGATGTTTTGCCAGGTGACAACATCCAATTAGGGGCTGACGCTCTTATCCGTCTAGCCCCTATTTTAGCTCCTATTATGCATCGCGTAGATTTTACGGTACATTATTTCTTTGTACCAAATCGCCTTTTATGGCCTAATTGGGAGGACTTTATTACTGGTACTAACAAAACTGACGGCAACCCTTATATTCCGCCTTATATTGATTATACAGATGGCCTGTCTGACTCAATGCTTAAGCTTGGGGATTATTTAGGCGTACCACCTCCACCTCCTTCTTCTGACGGCGAACGTGTATCTGCTTTACCTTTCGCAGCTTACAATCTTATATACAATGAGTATTATCGCGACCAAAATTTAATTGATCCTATTCCTGAGGACCAAACAATCGAACTCGCCGACGGCGATGTAACTGCTGACATGATTGTTGACACTCAATTGCGTTATCGCGCTTGGGAGCACGACTACTTTACCGCATGTTTACCATTCGCTCAAAAAGGCTCTGCCGTAGATATTCCTCTTGGAGTTGTAGAACTACGTGAGTCATGGGACGAGGATGGTGTTCCTTATCCAATATTTGAAGGTTATGCAGGCACTTCTCCTGCAGGAAACATAAACAACGACACCTTAGGAGGTGAACCTTCTTTACGTATAGGTGGTACTATTAACCCTGCTGCTTACAATCCTAATGGCTCTTTAACCGTAGGCGCTACTACTATCAACGACCTTCGAAGGGCTTACCGCCTTCAGGAATGGCTTGAAAAAAATGCTAGAGGCGGTACTCGTTATACTGAGGCTATACGCGCTCATTTCGATGTTAAAAGTCCTGATTCTAGGCTTCAGCGTCCTGAATACATTACTGGTATAAAAGCTCCCGTAATTGTAACAGAAGTATTAAACACCCAAGGTCCAACAGATTTCTATAATGGTTCCGCAGTAGAACAAACTGGTTCACCTCAAGGCGCTATGACTGGACACGCTGCTGGTATGCATCAAGGTTCTGTAGGCCGTTATTATGCCCAAGAACATGGCTGGGTAATCGGTATTATTTCTGTAATGCCAAAAACTGCTTATCAACAAGGCATACACAAAATGTTTTCTCGTTCTGACTTTATGGATTTCGCATTCCCTACTTTCGCTAATTTAGGCGAGCAAGAAGTATTAACACGCGAAGTATATGCTTACGACGCTACAACATCCTCAGACCTATTTGGTTACATTCCACGCTATGCGGAATACAAATTTATGAACTCGCGCGTAGCTGGTGACTTCCGTACTACCTTGGACTTCTGGCATCTTGGCCGAATCTTTGGCGCTGCTCCTACTCTATCTCAATCATTCATTGAATGTGTGCCTGAGGACGTTCTTCGTATATTTGCGGTGCAAGATGATACGGATAATTTGTGGATGCACATTCTTAATAAGGCCAAATTTAAACGTAAATTACCATTCTTTGGAACTCCAACTATCTAATGGCACAATGTCTATACACGCGCCTAATACATGGCGCTCCAGTTGCATGTGGTAAATGCATCAACTGTAGGAATAAACGTATAGCAGGTTGGTCAGCAAGACTTATGAAAGAGGACATGCATTCATGCATGTCCTTCTTCGTTACGCTAACTTATGACGCTGACCACCTTATGTTTTGTCCTAAAAATAGGCCTACTTTATGGCCTTCTCATCTTACTTCTTATTGGAAAATGTTACGTAAAAAATTAAATAATAATGGCAAAATCAAATACTACGCATGCGGCGAGTACGGCAGCAATAAAAAAAGGCCTCATTATCACGCAATATTATTCATTCGTGAAACAAAGTTCTCGCCTACTGAGATACTCAATATACTTGAAAACAATTGGCCTCATGGAGAAACATTCACAGGAACGGTCACGGGCGAATCTATCGCCTATACTCTCAAGTACATATCAAAAAGCGGCTCAGTTCCTGCTTACTCAGGAGATACCCGTACGCCCGAATTTCAAAGGAGCTCCAAGGGCTTGGGACTTGATTATCTCTCAACCATTGGTAATTGGCATCTCGCTGACCTCGTCAATCGTGCCTACCTTCCCCTCGTGGGAGGCGGAAAAGCGCCACTTCCTCGATACTACAAAGACCGACTTTACACTGCCGAACAGAAACTTGCTATAGGTCTATATATGCAAGAAACAACAGATTCACCTGATTATCATCGTCTTAAAGAATTACGAAAAATAAATGCTATAAAATTGAAAATTTAATTTATACATTTGACACTATGCTAATATATACTCAATTTCGCAGACCTCCAACTAGGTTGCATGTCTGCAAACATCCAAGCCGTACAATACCAGACCAAACAATTTCTTTAAAAGTTATGGTCAAAAAATATGTAAATGGCTTACCAATATCTGCTCCAAATTTAAAGGGCACTTACACTGGCGATGAGGTTGCACAAGACTTTGAAAAGCTAGATTTAGCTGACCAAGAACAGGCGATTTTAAACGCTTCTGAGGAACTTTCTGAACACAAAGCTAAAATAGCTAATGAACAGAAAGAAACGGCCGCAAATGCAAAGAAAGAGGCCGAAAAAGACAAAGAGCGAATTAAAGAGCTCGAATCTCAACTGGCGAAGCCGAGCATTAATCCTTCTTGATATATTAATGCTAGTTGACACCGCTCAACAAAATCAACCTTAAAAAAATATGTTATGTACGAACGTATAAAACGCCCAAGAAAACGCCAAAAAATAGCCGAAGCTATTGGCATGCTATTGTTTAAAATTGGCGTAAAAAACAGATTTATTCATCTTAACATTATATCAAAAATAAAGTAAAACCTTTAGCCTAGAAATATAAAACTACCCTAACACCATTACAACGTAAATGGGGTTACTGTAATACAACGAAAAAAAGTACACACTTAAACGACGCAAAGAAGCACATTTCGCTAGCGAAATCAAGCTTCGCGGAGAGAAGTGATGGAGGAGACCGACCGAATAGGGGCAACTGACGAACAATGAGGAGCTTGCGACGAAAAGTGAGGAAGTACCCCGACAGGGAGGACGACGACCAAAAAAACTATTTTTAAAACTTACAAAAAAAACAACAACAAAAAAAATGAACAAACCAATTCATCCAGAAGATTTTCCTGAAAATCTTCAACAACCACAAAACACAATTCTTCCACTGTCGTACGTTATGTACTTAACAATCAGGTCGAAATTTATAGACGCTTTAGCGGAAAAAGACCCTGATATTCTCAATAAATGGAAGGAATTTGAAAACTTGCAATTCGAAGTCCTGGACCTCGAAAATGCTAAATTAGAAACAACATGAGCGCAGCACTAGCCATAGGCGTTCCTGCATTAGCTGGTCTAATTTCAGGAGGCGCTCAAATTGCCGCACAAGGCAAAATGAACGAAAAATCTCGCCAATTTGCTTCTTATCAAATGAAGCAACAACGCGATTGGGCTCTCTCTGACTGGGATAAAGTAAACGCTTATAATCATCCCACTCAACTAA